AAAGAAACGGGCTGAGCAACCACCTTCAAAGCGTGGCATGACGGCGGTGGGTATTGCTCGAGCAAGAGATTTATCAAATGGAGTCAGCCTATCACCAGAGACCATTAAAAGAATGGTGGCCTATTTCACAAGACACGAAGTCGACAAGCAAGGCTCAACATGGGAAGAGTATGGCAAAGGTCGACAGGCTTGGGATGGTTGGGGCGGTGATGCTGGTTATACTTGGGCAAAGAAGATTTTAGCACAAATGGAGAGAGCTGATGAGAAAGAGAAAGCATTGTCAGAGACTTCCATGCAGGCCTCCAATCGTACTGACTTTAAGGCATTTAGAGAAAGAATCAGGTTGGGGGAAGTTGCTTTATATCCAGGATCAGACATTAAGGTGCTTTCTTTGGGTAAGGTCAACAGCCGGATCAACGGCGAGACTATTCAAGAAATTTCAATTGATATCTTGCAGGAAATGGTAAGAGTTTTTAAAGATAGAAAAGAGACTGATCCGGTCATCATTGACTGGAATCATCAATCATCTCCCTTTATGAATAACGGTCCTACTGCGCCGGCTCAATCCATGGCATACGGTGAGATTGCAGATGTGTATATCAAAGAAGATGCACTATTTGTGAAACCGTTATATACTCAAGCTGGTCTTGATCTAGTGAAGGCTAGTGAAGGCGTTTTATATCCATCACCAGAATTCTTGGTCGGTGAAGTTTTTGCAAGAGAAGGGGATCCGAAGCCAATTGGTTTTGCTCAACTTCAAGCCGTGACTTTGACCGCTAGACCAGCACAATCTAAAAATAAAATCAGTCGTGTTTTACTCATGGAGAACATAATGAATCCAGACGAATTAAAAGCCATGACAGTTGATCAACTGGCCACTTTGGTGCTAGAAAAAGATCAACTTGTCAAGCAACTAGAAGCTCAAATTGAAGGCTTGAAATCTGAAAATGATCAGCTTTCAGCGCCAGAAGATGATGCCAGTATGGCAGACGGTCAAAAGGTGGAGATCGAGCTTGAAGGTGAAAACCTAGACAAGAAAAAGATGATGGAAGATGAGAAGAAGATGTCAGAAGCCGCCGCTTTGTCTGAGATGGCAAGCGCTAAGCTGATGAACGAATTGAATGCTCAAGTTACTTCCTTATCTGAGCAAGTGAAGGCTTTGACCGCTCAAAAACATCAAGCTGAAAGAAAACTTGTTATCGATGGTTTGCTCAACACTGGCAAGATTGCACCTAGTGAAATTTCAGCCGTTGAATCAGCCTATGATATCAAAGACAAATTCCCAGCTATTTGGCAATCATTCAGCGAACGCAAAGCAAATCAAGCTATCAATCTTTCTGAAAAGGGACATGCTAGCACCGCTCAAGAAATTAGCTTTATCGATCAAGTTAATGAGATCAAAAAGACAAAAGGCATCACTTTCTCAGAAGCCTTAAATGTCATGAAAAACGAACAACCTGATGCATATATCAAACATTTCAAAGGATAATAATCATGAGCTTAAACAATCATGCTATCTATAAAACCTTCATCGCAGCTGCATCTATCACCGCTTTGACTCTTGTCAAACTTGATAACGCTGGCAAAGTTACACCATGTACCGCAGCAACTGACATCCCCGTCGGTGTTGCTCAACTTTCTGGCGCAAGTGGTGATGCTATCAATGTATGTATCAGCGGCGTTTCCCGTGTTGTTGCTGGTGGTACAATCACCGCTGGCACTGACTTTTTTGTGATGCCTGGCACTGCTGGCAAAGTTTATGCTTATGATGGTTCAGCTGGTAGCACACAAATCATCGCAGGCCGCTTCTTGCCAAACACTGCAAACACCGCAGCCAGTGCAAATGAAGAAATCGAAATCCTTGTAAATGTATCTTTAGGAGTCTAATTAAATGGCAAATCCATCTTATAGCAATCTTCATCCAGTAAATGAAATTCTTCGCAATCTTGCAATTGAAGCAATTCCCAGCGATGGCCAACTGATCGCCGATCAAGTGATTGAAAATGTCGATGTCAAGGCGATTGGTCCAACTGGCACTCTTTTGATTGAAGAAACACGCAACTTCATGGGATCTCCAGATGTTGACGCTCAGCGTGCACCAGGTGCAGACCGCCAAAGAATTGGCAACTTTGACCGTTCAAGCACAACCTTCTCAGCAAAAATCTATTCTCTTTCTGATGAAATTGCACTTGAAGATATCAAGTACTCACAATATCCAGGCAATGAGGAGCAACGATCTTTCAGAAAAGTGCAAAGATCAATGCTACTCAATCGTGAAACTCGTTTAGCTAATCTCTTGTTTGGCGCTGGCAATTGGGGGAGTTATACTTCTGCTTTAGCAAGTCTTGCAAGTGGCTCAAATGGTACACAATGGAATCAAGCTGGCGCCGAACCTTTAACCGATCTTCACGCTTTGATTGATGTTATTCGTGCAAATTCTCATGGTATCCTCCCTGATACTTTAGTACTTGGGTATGGTGCTTTGCGTGCTTTATCCCGCAATGCTGAAGTACGTGGATTTTTCACTGCTGGCGCTACTCCTTCCGGTACTGCTGCCGGCAATCGCTTGATGAAAGATGATATGGTTATCAGCGTTCTCAAAGAAGTTTTAGGGATTCCAAATGTGCATGTTGGTAGTGCTAGAAAAGAAACCGCAAACGCTGGCTTAACATCTTCTGAAGCTCAAGTCTGGACCGATGACAGTGTTTTCATGGGTATCATGAAGGGATCTGACGCTATTGCAAATAAGAACGGCGTCAAGGTCATGCCAGTTGCAGCCTTGAATTTTGTCTATGAAGGCTATTCTTCTGGCGCTTATGATGATCTTGCTATGACCAAGAGAACCGTTTGGATGGAGCACACACATCAAGATAAGATTATTGCTCAAAATTACGGCTTCTTGCTTACTGATTGCTTAGCCTAAGTTTGATTAAATTCCTATGTATTGTCCTCATTGCTTTAGTCTTTTCAATAGTGTGGCTCACCTAGCAGAGGCGGGAGATGCAGATAAACAAGCAATAGAGGACCTTAGGAAACAATGGATTGATGAACGCAATCCACAAATGAAACTTCTTCTTAAAATGAGGTTGGATACACTGATTAAAGAAGTGAGTTCAGCTAAGACTTTTGAAGAGGAAATGAAGAAAGCGACAAATCGATTACATCGTGTAATCGCTGAAATGGTCCAGCAAGGTCAAGGTCAAATGCTGGTTAGCATGTCACCGGATGAGCTTAAATCATTTTTAATCTCAAGTGGCATGGGAGACGCTTTGACATATTTTGAGCGGTCTCAAGTGGATATAGTGGAGATGATCAATAAGGCAACGATTGAAATTGATCCGGAATTTAGATCAGCTCCGCCGGCTATCATTCAAGCAATAGCTCAACAAACATCATCACAAGTCTTTGATGCTCAGATTTTGCCTTCTCTTAGTAGTGCAATTCGCAACATGGCAACAACTGCAATCATCGTGGGAAGCTCAAAGCCAGTGCTTGATCAGATGAGAGTGGCGTTTGATAAATCAGTTGGTATAGGCACAACTCAAGCCAGAACGAAGATCGCCGAATTTGGCCGGTCAATCAATGCGTTAAATGCTGATGAAGCAGGCTTAGAGAATTTTATTTATGTAGGACCTAAAGACGGCATCACTAGACCATTTTGTCGCAAGTTGGTTGGGAAAGTGCTATCTAAAAAACAAATCATCAAGCTCGATAATGGTCAGCCTTCAAGCGGTCCGCCACTAACATCCGGCGGTGGTTATAATTGCCGTCACTCTTGGGCGCCAGTGAGCAAGGGATTTCTAAAGGTCAATAATTTAACGGTGGTTTCAGATAGCGAGATAAAGGATATAACGATATGAGAAAAGCACAACAAGGAAAAAATCATAATTTCATTTGGCAGTCTCCAGCTCCCTTAAGTGGCACTCCATCAATTGCCTTCTATCTTGAAGATGGATCAGTTGGTGGCGCTATGACTCAAGGCCGATCTGATTTAGTGGCCACTGATTTAGATAGAGATAGAAGAGCGATCACTTTATCAGCATCTGCAACCGCTTTAAAACCGTTTCAAAGTGATGCATTCTTATTGACTGATGCAGATACATTCTTTGCAATAAAGATTGTGCGAATAGCCGGCAATCAGTTGATCTTGGCTGATCCACTTCCTAGAGATATTTCTTTTAATGCAAATTCGACAATTCAATTCGCCAGCTGGCTTTATACTTGCTCATCATCCAACATCACAGCATCTAAGCAAACAATCGCTTATGCTGTTGAGTATGTACAAAGTGAAGGCACACAAACAATTAACCGAGTTGAAAAGGGAAGTTTAAAAGTTGTGCCTAGGCCTTTTGATACTGGCCTAGATCATAATAAATTGTGCTCAATCTTCCCACATGTTGCCGATCTAGCACCTAGACGATCTAACGGCTTTGATGAGCAAATATCATCATCACTTGATGAGCTGGCTTTATATGTAAGAGATTTAATTGTACCGAGGGATGTTGATGAAGATGACATACACAATTCACACGATTTGCTACAAGCTCATGCTTATCTTGCGATTGCTAGGATACATGAGCTTAATGGAAATATTGATTTAAGTGAAAAGATGAGATCCAGAGGAATTGAATTGGCTGATCTATCTATGAAGACAATCAGCTTAGATTTAAATACTGATGGTATCATTCAGACAACTGAAAACAATCAGCGAGTAAGTGCCAGTAAGGATATTCGTGGGAATTTTGCCGGTAGAGTTATTGGGGAATATGAAGCTCAATTTATACCTTCAAGAAATATGAGATGGTAAATGAAAGCAACTCTAAGCCTAAACTTGCCATCGCTAAATTTAACTAAGCCAGTCATGACGGCAATTGCTCAAGATATTCTGGCAATCATCAAGATACGAATTTATAAAGGCTTAGATTATAATCTCAATAGGTTTAGAGCATATTCAAACAAGCCTATTTACATTTCTTATAAGTCAACAACCTATAAGCGATTAAAGCCTAAAGGTGGGATAAAGAAGGCAAATAGCATGCTATTCCCTGGCGGTTATGCTGAATATAAAGAGAAGTCTAGAAAAAGATCAAATGCTATTGAAGGCCAAACGGCGGCGGTTGATTTAACTCTCTCGGGAATGATGTTACAAAACTTCGTTGTGCTTGATTCAACCAATAATAAATTTACGATTGGCCTTCTGCCACCGGTGCAAGATTATGGCTATGCTGTTAATGAAGATCGTGGCTTTATTGGTCTTGCAAAAAAAGAAGTTGATCAGTTAATTGAAATCGTCAAAGCGAATTTACTTGGAGAATAACATGGGGATTTACGAAGCACTAGACCATCTCATTGATCGGATTGAGTCTATCAATCCAAAAACTGATATCTACCATCATTTTGTTTGCATCAAAGACGCTCAAGGAAACACGCTATCGCTTGAAAGCAGATCAAATCAAAATCGCTTATTTGATATTGCTTTCAATACTCTTGCTCAAGATGATGGTCAAGCAGGCATCAGTGGGAGAAAGAGAATTGAGCTATCGTTGAGAATAAGATATGATATCGGTGGAGATCGTGGATTGCTTGAAAGAATGATAGCGGAAGACTCAAGCAAGCTCATCGACACCTTGAAACAACCTGACTATGATTTTTCAAATACTGGAATAACTTCACTCATACCAGGTCAAGCCACTTCGCAAGAGATCCAGAATGATCCTTCTCAAGTTGGCTATCTTTTGATTTTACCCTTTACTTTACTCTATTTGGAGGATTGACATGACAGTCACACATAGATCGATTTCCGTTGCTACTGAAGCAACATTTGGCAGCTTATCATCATCAACCGGCCTCCCTGATTTCAGTGGCTTGTCTTTCATTTCTTTACCATGTGAAAGAGATCCAGTTGTCATTTATGGTGATGTTGTTGCAAATGAAAGACTTGAAACAAGAGATGGGCCACATGGCTTGCCACCTGAACCGGATACCGTTTGGAGTGGATCAAGTCGAGTACAAAGACGCACCGGTCAAGTGCAAATCACAATGGATTTCACAACCGTTGGCAGTGGTGCCAATACATATGCATCAACCGGCTTAGGGAAATTATTAAATGCTGGCTTTCTCACAAATCTTGCTGGCTTTACTTCTAGCGATACCGTCACAGCTGATGATGAGAATGTATTTACTCCAACCACAACCAACACAAATTATAAGATTGGTGGCGTTGTCTCTTCCCTCATCAATGGAAGATGTGAATATTCATCAGTGACCGCCAATAATCGTGGTGGAGCTGGTAAGATTGGCGTTTCTCCTGCATTTAGTGCAAATCCAACCGCTATTTATCCAATGCAAACTTGGTATGTGCCTTATGGTACTTCAAGCGGTCAAGTGGTTTCATCTCTATGCTTTAGAGTTGACGGCGTTGGTTTCCGTACATATGCCTATGGTTGCAAGCTTGCAAGCTTAAATATCTCTGTAAATGGTGGTCGTGTGATGGGTGAATTTACCTTCCAAGCCGCTCTAATTC